AAATCTTCCTGATGGCAACTGTGATAAGCTCAGCACAGGCAATGTCATAACTGCAAAATATGTGCCAACTTTAGAAGATTGGATTGCTAGCGAAAGTGATGATGAAGTCTTGTATGATTCAATTGAAGCTGATGAAATTAAACAAAGAGAGAAAGCTTTTGAATCTTTGAAATATCGAGTTAAGCAATCCAAGCCCGATGCCGTGAACCCACGCAAACAGTCCACGGGTGCTAGTAAAAGGGCTTTAAAGACTAGCACAACTGCCTCTGTAATGAGAGCAGATGTAATAAACCGACCAATTAGCCCTGTCGGTGTTGCGGCAGACCGGAGGCAACGAGAAGATAAAAACTATAGATTTAAATGCCCCGGAACCATTAGCAGCCACCATTGGTGCCGGAAATGTTCAATTAAAGATAAAAATGAACACGACATCGATCGAGAAAAGAGCAAGCGAATACACGGAAGACAACAAAATAACAAGCTCAATGCTCTTAAATCTGCCCCAACTTATAATAAAACGGAACAATGTGTTTCAAAGGTGCAATATGAAGATTACGTATATGAAATTTGGAATGATGAAACACAAATATATGACTGCTATGATAAGAAAACAGCTCGTAAGTGTATCTGGACGCCCGTTAGTCCGTTGGAATCATCTACCTCGAGTACGGAACAACCATTGAGAGAGAAACATTGTTTTGTTTGCAATGGACCATGGAAACATGGCCATATTTGTCCTCTCAAACAAACGAGCGAGCATGTGATTCGACAACAGCAAGATAGGTTAAATGATTTTATGCCCCCCAATTTTGTTCAAAATCCACCTATACCACCTGAAGAACCACCCAAAGAAAACAAATTTATATTAAATATTAATCGAACTCCTGTTGGTTTCGTTTGGGAATGGTTTGATGACGATGAATTTGTAACATATCGTTGTAAGATGGAAAAATTGGGTTGTGGTGATATTGTTGTTGAAGATATGCGCCCTGATGCATATAAGGGTTCAGATTTGGTTCATGGTGATCCAATATACGCTTATGTTAAGTACACTCGCAGTCCCGTTTTTAAATGTGGTGAAGTCAGTATGAAATATTGGTGTGATAAAGTTACATATTTGAATGTTTCTGAAGAAGTTGTATGTCAGCTCGCTTTATCTGCTAATATTAATCATACTATGAATGCTGAAACTATTTTTAATCGACTCACCCAAGCTGCTAAGTCCACATCGAAGGTTAATGAAAATAGATATCGTGTCATGAGAGGTGAATTTGTACGTAACGACACTGTAATTTTCGTTAATAATCTTTCTAAATATTATTTTTATAGTCGTCGTAATTTAGAAGAAGGTGTGGATTTTATAAGGAGCCAAGACATGGCAAGACCGTCGCTTACGGCTATAGAGCATCTGAAGTTGAACTTGGAGAGGCTCCTGACGTTAAAGACACTACCCGTTTTAAGCTTGACGGCCTTATCGATTTATGCAAACCGAGACCTGTTGTCCGTGTTAGTCTCGGCTGCCACGTACTTGGCGCGACAAATCCCCACCCTGATCCGTCTGATACCAACACTATGCTCGACGGCGCTTCTCGTCGGTTTGCTCGTGTATGCCCTGAACCTGATGAGGAAACCATGTCCGCGTTTGGACTTTTTGTGGATGAATGGTTGCTCAAGAATTTGGTTCCTTTGCCAGCAGGAACTGATACGTCGTTCGGCACGTGGATCAGCGGCACATACTACCCCCTCTGGCGTAAGCGAGAGTTGTCTATCATTGAGGAGGAGTATTTCGGATGCATTACGACAGATAATTTAGAACAGTTTATCGGTCGTAGGTGGGATGAAGAACGTGGGAAATACAGGAATATTTTTAGACGAAATAAATATTGTCGTGTACGTTCATTTCAAAAGGATGAAACTTATCCTAAATATAAGCCTGCGCGTGCGATTAATTCTCGAACTGACCAATTTAAAGTCCGTACTGGACCCATTTTTAAATTGATTGAAAAAGAATTGTTCGCTTTACCATGGTTTATTAAACATACACCTTGTGATGAACGTGCTGAAGAGATAAAGAGAGAACTTTTTCAAGAAGGTGCTACTATTATAGGTACCGATTATACTGCTTATGAATCATTATTTAGATTGAAGTTCATGCAAATGTGTGAGTTTAAACTTTATAAGTATATGACTCAACATTTAGAAGATCAAGAGTGGTATAATATAGTTTCTCGTGTCCTAGGTGGGACGAATTCCTGTTATTTTCCCGGTAAATTTATTATGAATGTGCAAGCTACTCGTATGTCTGGTGAAATGTGCACTTCATTAGGAAATTCTTTTTCGAATTTGATGG